GGACTACCTCAACAACACGGATTACAAGACTGATCCGAGCTATGTTCCCAGTGACTTTGCGCTGGAGTTCGTGACGTTTATCAAGCTGGTAAATGGGCAGCAGGGGGAAGAGCACAAGACCCCTGTAGTTCATTACAGGATGCTGGATACGATCACTGATGGAGGAAGACGGGTACTTAATCTTTGCCACCGAGGCATTGCCAAGACCACGGTGATGGGGGAGTACCTGTTCCTGTACATCGCCACTTACGGAGAGATTCCTGGGTTTGGCAAGTTGAACCTGGCGCTGTATGTCTCTGACTCAATTGAGAACGGCGTCAAGAACATGCGGAAAAACCTGGAGTTCAGGTGGGAGAACTCGGAGTTCCTGAAGCAGTACATCCCTGAGATCCGCTTCACTGACATCCGGTGGGAGTTCAAGAACGCGGATGGCAAGACGTTCATCGTCAAGGGCTACGGTGCCAAGACGGGTGTTCGTGGAGCCAAGGAGATGGGCCAGCGTCCGCAGCTGGCAGTGCTTGACGACTTAATCAGCGATGAGGATGCCCGCTCAGTGGCAGTGGTCGCAGCCGTGGAGGACACGGTTTACAAGGCGGTCACGTATGCGCTGCATCCGACCAAGAACATGATCATCTGGTCTGGGACACCGTTCAATGCGAAAGACCCGCTGTACAAGGCTGTGGAGTCAGGAGCTTGGGCAGTTAACGTCTTCCCAGTGTGTGAGGTCTTTCCGTGTGAGCCTGCTGAGTTTCGTGGCTCCTGGCCTGATCGCTTTACGTATGACTACGTGAAAGAGCAGTACGACACCGCTGTGAAAATGGGCAAGGTAGAGACCTTCAACCAGGAGTTGATGCTTCGAATCATGTCCGATGATGATCGGATGATTCAGGAAGGGGACATTGGCTGGTACAAGCTGGATGCTGTGCTGAGGAACAAAAGCCGATTCAACTTCTACATCACCACTGACTTTGCTACTTCGTTGAAGGACAAAGCCGACTACTCGGTTATCAGTGTCTGGGCCTACAACAACGTAGGCGATTGGCTCTGGGTTGATGGAGTGTGCAAGCGCCAGTTGATGGATGCCAACATCAACGACCTCTTCAGGCTTTCACAGATTTATAAGCCTCAGTCTGTGGGCATTGAGGTTACGGGTCAGCAAGGAGGGTTCATTTCCTGGATCCAGAATCAGATGCTTGAGAGGAATATCTATTTCCCTCTTGCATCGGAAGGCAATGACACGAAGCCTGGGATTCGACCGAATACGAACAAGATGGTCCGGTTTAATACCGTGGTTCCTTTATTTAAGGCTCGCAAGATTTTCTTCCCTATAGAAAGAAAGGGGGAGATTACAATGCAGGAAGCCATGAATGAATTGAGCCTGGTTTCTGTATCTGGCTTTAGAAGTAAACACGACGACTTCCTCGATACGATTTCGATGCTATCTTCATTAAACCCCTGGAAACCTTCGGAAGAAGCGCCGTTGGTTGAATCCGGTAAAGGTGGCGGAATGTGGGATATTGACGTTGATGAGGATCCTACTGATCGGATGGCGTCATACATCGTTTAAGGATTACCAATGAAACTTCAAGAAGTATTTGATCAACTTACGTATGGCGAGCTTTCTCAGATCAGTATTGGGGGCAATGAAGCAGGAGCAATCAATCCTGAGAACTACAACCGACTGATTCCTCATGTGAACCTTGGTTTGTCGCAGCTATACAAGCGCTTCTCGTTGAAAGAAGGGCGGTTGACTCTGGAACTGCAGAGCGGACGGACGATCTACCCGATCAACAGTAAGTACGCTGTGAACAGTAAGTCTTCCAAAGAGCCAGTGCGCTATATCAAAGACTCTGTGGCTGAGCCATTCAAAGACGACATCCTGAAGATTGAGAAAGTCATTGCATCGACTGGGTATGAATTCAGTCTTAATGATGCGTCCGATGAGTATGGAATGTTTACTACTAGTGCCACGGTACTCCGTGTACCGTTGGATGTAGTTGAACAAATAGAAAGTCTGCCTGATGAACTGAAGACTAGTCTGATTGAAGTGGTGTACCGAGCAAACCATCCTTTGATCATTGCCGATGGTACTGATACTGAACCAGATCAGATTGAGCTTGAGTTGCCTTATACGCATCTAGAACCACTGCTTCTCTTTATTGCCAGCCGAATCCATACACCTTCGGGCATGAGTAACGAAGCAAACCTTGGAAACATCTACGCATCCAAGTACGAAGCAGCCTGTCAGCTGCTGGAGTTCAAAGGTCTGCAGGTAGACCAGGGCAGTCAAAGTACCCGGCTAGAACAGAATGGCTGGGTGTAAGAAAACAACTTAAGGAAGAACCTACTATGACCGCTAAAGATCCACGCCTTGCTAGGGCAGGTGTATCTGGCTTCAATAAACCCAAGAGCACTCCTAGTCATCCGACCAAGAGTCACGTTGTTGTGGCCAAATCTGGTGATCAAGTGAAAACAATTCGCTTTGGGCAGCAAGGAGTCCAAGGATCTCCTGATGGTTCTAAGCGGAACGAGGCTTTCAAAGCAAGGCACGCAACGAACATTGCAAAAGGAAAAATGAGTGCTGCGTATTGGGCCGATAAAGTGAAGTGGTGAGGGGGTTTCTGAGTATTTTTACCAACTTATAGGGTGGCAACATGTACGGCAAAAAGACGGAAATGATGGGAAAGACTGGCGGTAAGCCTGCTACGTTCAAACCATGTTCTAGTTGTAAGAACGCTACTAAATGCAAAACCGCTGAAAAGTGTCTAGCAAAAGCCAAATAAAAAAAGCCCCTTAATTGGGGCTTTTCTTTTTGCTGACTAGATCATTTGCCTGTCGATCCGAATCCGCCAGTACCGCGATCCGTTTGATCTAGGGAATCAACGAGCTCCAGATTAACGTCAGCAAGGGGAATGACCATGAATTGCAGGACTCGATCCCCGGCTTCCCAGGAAAAGTAATTTCCTGACTTGGTTCTCAGCGCAGCTTTCCATTCTCCGCGATAATCGGAGTCAATTACTCCGCAAGTATTGTTTAGTTCAACTCCGTACTTGGCTCCAGCACTGGAACGGGGAAGCAATAGAGCTACATGGCCACTGGGAATTGCAGCCGCAAACCCCAAGCCAACCATCTGGGTGACGTTCGATGCTATGCCATAGGTAGGCATATAAATATCAAAAGCTCCAGCTTTGTCTGTAGCCTTTGTTGGCATAATGAATGCTGTGTGAAGAGGTTGAATCTTCATTCTGTTGCTCTTTAGAGTTATGGAATGGTTTTGTTATCCGGGGAACTGCCTAATTATGACTCAAAAATTCCAACCTTCGGAAGTGCAAGCACCTTCCTTAACCGACTGGAAAAACCCTCCAACTATTGCAAACCTGAAGCAGGATCTTCTGGATGCCCAGACGGTTCATGATGCTCAGAAAACGAAGATCAGTGATTGGCTAGACAACCTGAACGTCACAGGTAAAGCCAAGATTCAGACTCCCAAAGGGAGTTCAGCCATTGTTCCCAAGCTCATTCGAAAGCAGGCTGAATGGCGGTATGCGGCTCTGAGTGAGCCTTTCCTGAGTACTGACGATGTGTTCAATGTACGCCCAGTGACTTGGGAAGATAGGAAAGCTGCTCAGCAGAATGAACTGGTTTTGAACCATCAATTCAACGCCGCAATCGACAAGACGCGCTTCATTGATGAGTACGTGCGTGCTGCAGTGGATGAAGGTACGGTCATTGTTCGGGTGGGTTGGGAGTTCATTGAAGAGGAGTACACAGGTACGTTCCCTGATGTGGAGTACCGAGTTAACCCTGAGTTTGGCCCGATGCATGAGCACCTGGCTGAGATGAAGAAAGAGTCTCCGAGCCAGTACGAGACCGATGTACCAGAAGAACTGAAGATGGCTCATGACCTGACCATTGAGCAAGGTCAGCCTATTGAGCCAGTTATCGTTGGCCAGAAAGAGGAGAAGCGAATGAGGACGGTTTTCAATCGTCCGACGCTTGAGGTCTGTGATTACCGAAATGTCATCATCGATCCCACTTGCATGGGAGACATCGACAAAGCTGGTTTCGTGGTCTACAGCTTTGAATCTTCGCTGTCTCAGCTGGAGAAAGACGGCAAGTACAAGAACCTGAATCGAATCAACATTTCCAACAGTTCGATCCTGGGTGTCCCGGATCACGCATCCAGTGATGGTTCGAAGACCTTCAACTTCAGCGATGAGCCTCGCAAGAAGTTCGTTGTCTACGAGTACTGGGGATTCTGGGACATCGACGGTACAGGAGTCGTCAAGCCATTCGTTGCTGCCTGGGTAGGCGATACCTTGATTCGTTTGGAAGAAAACCCTTACCCAGACAAGAAGATCCCGTTTGTGGTGGAACAGTACCTTCCCGTTCGCAAAAGCATCTATGGCGAACCTGATGGAGCCTTGCTGGAGGACAACCAGAAGGTCATCGGTGCGGTGACACGGGGAATGATCGACATTATGGGCAAGTCAGCCAATGGTCAGACAGGTATCCGCAAGGACATGCTGGATACGACCAATCGGCGCAAGTTCGACAAAGGCCAGGACTACGAGTTCAACCAGAACGTCGATCCAAGACAGGGTGTGTTCATGCACACCTACCCTGAAATCCCGGCTTCAGCCCAGTTCATGCTGAGTCTGCAGAACATGGAAGCGGAGTCTCTAACGGGCGTTAAAGCCTACTCGCAAGGCGTGTCAGGACAGAGCCTGGGGGATGTTGCAGCTGGGGTTCGTGGTGCTCTGGATGCTGCCTCCAAGCGTGAATTGGGCATTCTTCGGCGGCTCTCCAACGGAATTATCAAGATTGGTCGCAAGATCATCAGCATGAATGCGGAGTTTTTGTCTGATCTTGAGGTAGTTCGGGTTACTAACGACGAGTTTGTTGCGGTTCGCAAAGACGATCTGCCAGGAAACTTCGATCTTAGGCTGTCGATCTCTACCGCAGAGGAAGACAACAACAAAGCTGAACAGCTGGCATTCCTTTTGCAGACTGTTGGGCCGAATTCCGACCCGGATATGCTCAAAATCATCCTGTCTGACATAGCCAGACTGAGAAAAATGCCTGATTTGGCTAAGAAAATTGAGGCTTATCAACCGCAACCTGATCCATTGGCTCAAGAAAAAGCTCAATTGGAGATTGAATTGCTCAAAGCACAGATTGCAAGAGAGCAAGCACATGCAATGAGCTACCAATCAGGCGCTCAATTGGATATGGCCAAGGCTGGAACTGAGCAAGTTAAGCAAGGCAATCTGCAATCTGACACCGATTTGAAGAATCTTGATTTTGTCGAGCAGGAATCCGGGGTTAAACAAGAGCGAGCCAAGGAACTTCATGGGGAACAAGCAAGAAGTCAGGTTCAATTGAAGCTTTTGGATCGACAATTTGCCAAGGAAGACCAGCAAAACGATCTTCTAAAAGAGTATCTAATGCGAACTAGAGGATAAAAGCTTTATAGTACGCACTTGGAGCACTTAGTTGCCCTTACTTCTATTAACTTTAGAAAGCACTGATAGACCATGAGTAACTCACCGATCCAGGCGATTGAAGAGAACATTAAACAGGCAAAAAAGATCGTGGAAGTTGGAGAAGCCCTTGGGCGACTCCAGAACAACCGTGATTTCAAGCGAGTTGTGATTGAGGGCTACTTTGAACAAGAAGCCATTCGCCTGGTTCATCTGAAATCCGACCCAAATCTTCAAAGCCCTGACTCTCAAAAGTCAATCCTTGCTCAAATTGACGCTATTGGTGCGGTAAGCCAGTATTTCAGTACTGTCCTGCACAAAGCTTCAATTGCCAGGAAAGCAATTGCTTCTGATGAAGAAGCCCGTGATGAGATTCTTGCGGAGGAGTTGAACAATGTCTGATCAAAACACTCAGCAAGTTGAACAACCTTCTTATCTGGAAATGTCAGATGAGGAGATCATGAACGCACCAGTACCTGCTGCCGTTCCGACTCTTAAAGAAGAATCTCAAGGGCAAGAGGAAGCTGCTGAAACTGAAGAACAGGAAGCCTCTGCTGAAGAAGATGCCGAGGACACTGACGACGAT